CTTTCAAAAGAAGAACGTTTGCGACTAAACTCAATCATGGCGTCGTCTTTTTGACGCTGTATTTCTGCAGAACTGGCTATCTCTGCAATTTTCATAATTTGCTTACCGGTTTCGGCAAGTGCGCCGCCACTGGCATAAGCATAAGCAGCAATGTCTCGTGAGTCCATTCCGGACATTGGACGACCGCCTAAAACCCTAGCTCTTTCGTAAGTAGGTACGCGAGGCATATTAATTCCTTAACTCTGTAACCAAGACACGCCCATTTGGCGTCCAGTATAACCTGCTTGTGCAGTACCACCTAAAAGTGTTCCAAAAGCAGAAGTACGACCAGCTTGTGCTGCAGCAGCGCCCCGCATCCTAGACAATTCTGCCTCTGACTTGTAATTGGCAGCATCAATATCGCCGCCATAAAGAATTGCTAAACGGTCTAATTCACCTTGAACAACAGTATCTTCTTGAAGATCAAGAGCACTACCTTCCATTAAATAACCAGAAGCCAACTGTGCTGCCCGCTGACTACCAATTGCTCGTCTTAATTTTTGTGCTTGAAGATCAGCTTCATAGTTTGCTTTGTCTTGAGCGATTTTGGCGTTGCGTTCAGCAACTTGAGCGTTGTAGTTATATGCTTGTTGTTCAGCTTTGCCTGCTTGATATTGTCCATAGGCCGAGACCGCCGTGGCGGCGGCCATGGTTACCATGATCATAGTTGATGCGGCGGCCACTTTAAACTCCTTTTACATGCGATCGTTCAGCTACAGAGTAACCGAGACGAGTAAATAAAGGGGCGGCTGGATAATCTTCGTCAACTTTTAAATCAGACATTGACACAACTTGTGCCCCATTTTCTTTTGCCCATTTTTCAAAAGCTTTTAGAAGTGCAATGCTAGACATCGATCCGCGGTGTTCTTCATCAACCCACCAGGCTAACTCAGCAGCAACATTTGTTCTTGGTGCAAACCAGAATTTAGACATCATGCCGCAAATTCCACCGATAATCTTGCCTTCTTTTTCGGCTACAAAAATAACTCCGTTATCAAGTACCGAACAAAGACCCCTTGCCAGGTCGTCATCTTCAACTTTTGTCAAACCAGAAAAGGCGGAGTAATCGAGAAAGCGTTTGCCCATCTCGATCAAGTCATCTACATCCTTAACTGTGGCTTGTCTAATCATCTTTCAGAAACATTGAGAGCGTACATAATTGCTAAAACGGTACAAGGATGCGGTGTATCTGACTGCAAGGTTAATTCAAATTTACGATCTGGAGTATGCGCAACTAAAAATCGTTTGTCTCCCGTAAACAATTGAATTGACCCCATAGGCATTGTGCTTTCCCTGAATGGAATAATTTCCAGATCTTTTTCGTTCACTTTGAATTTTAAATTGAAAGTGTCGACTAAGCGCAAAGTAATGCGTTCAATTCTGCGGGTTTTACCTTGACTTGGTCCGTCTTGAGTTTGGACTTCAGGATCAAGGGTACGTAGTTTAGCAATATATGGAAGACCAACGCTAACTTTTGTTGCTGATCTGTTAAGAGAAATTGAACCAGAAGAAACTATTCTATCTGGATGAACCGCACCATCTGCAAAAACTTGTACGGTTTCTCCTTCAAGATGCCCAAGTCCAGAAATTGTAGTTGTAGCAGCGCCGTTATAAGACAAACCAGAATCTACAAAAAATGCATCTTCAACTACATCGCCTTTGGCAGAGTCAAACTGTGCTTCTAAATACTCAACATATTGTTTAGTTGTTCCGTTGATTGTTCTTTGAACAACCATGTACAGGATTTCTTCTGACTCGTCAGATTTAGGAACAACTCCAATTGATTTAACTTCTGTATTTGTTCCGCCGATAATATGGCGATGCCAAGCAATGACTTCTTGAGTTTTTTCATAAGTCATGCAGCGCAATTCACCATTTTGTAGCAAGGCCCAAACAAGGTTGTCAGGGGATCTTGCATAAACAATTTGCTTGATATACCCAGCAGTGATATGCTCTGCAAGTAGATTTAAGTCAATAGAACTATAACCGTCAATGTTGTAGTCATAGCCAAGTTCTCTGAGTTTACGACGCGACCTGTCAATGTACAGGGTTGTACGACTGGCTCCTATTGGGCGTTCGTCAGCAGTTCCATCAGTTGTTTCTCTACTAATAGTGGCATTTGTCGGCGTAATGGCCTCAAAGTTTCTACCGGCTGATAGCATAAATGGACCATCGGCAGTTCCTATTTGCAGTCGCTTTTCACTAAACAACCAACGTATGGCGTTAACTTGGTCTGTTGCCAAAGTAAAGTTTAGACCTGAATCGTCAATGACTTCACCAAGGGTATTGGTGGTACTAAAAACAGGAAAGTCTCCAGAACGACTACCCCAAAGAGTAGCTGGTTTTGAAGTTGTAGCAGCAAAGAAAAGACGTTCTTGGAAAAATGAAACGCAAGTTGGCCAGCCAGTTGTGTTTGACCAAGCACCAAGTCTCCATTTATCAGAAGCAGTTGTATTGTCAAAAGGAAATTGAGCGTAAACTTGGACGGTTACAGAGGTTGCGCTGCTATACGCGGTAATTTTGGCTGCACCCCAAATGTCTCCATGGCGGATCCTAATCCAGCGACCCACGTCTGTAGAAACAAAAGTAGCAGCACTTGCAGTAATTGTTGCTGTTCCAGTTTTGTGCGAAGGAGTTAAAGTAGTTGCTGTTGAATTTTGTTCATGATATGGACCATCACTAAAGTCAAAATCAGTTAGTGTCCAGTTTGTTGCTCCCAGGCGATTGAGTTGCTTGGGAGGATAATTTTTATGTACAAGGTACAGTACGTCTGCTGACTGAGTAAAGTCAAGCGTCAACAAGTCATCTTGAGTATACGGTGTTGCTACTTCAAGAGGAGCACTTCCTGCGCCGTTTAAAAGTACAGATTCATTTCTATAAAACCGGATATACTGATGTCCAAACTCAAGCATGTAAGCTTGAACTGTCGAGTATACAAACGGAATTAGGATAGTTCTTTTACTGGAGTCTTTGACTTCAGAAATGAAATGCGTTCCAGATCTTTTAGAAATGCCCCCGTGCGGAAAGACAATAAAGTTTTGGCAAAGCTCAACAGAGGTGCCGTACTTTTGAAGATCAACCCTACCATACAAGCGTGGAGAAATTTCACCGCCTGTAAAGTTAGTTTGGATTGGCGTAACTTTAGCCATGCTTTAATACCTTGGTGGAGGACTAATAAAAGAAGGCGTTACACCGTTGCGAGACTCAAGCCAGTAATCGGCTTCAATCACTTCTTGAGAATTTTCTTGAGCATTGACAAACCTTGCTTCTTTGACCTTAGTGTTGTACAAGGTCCACATTCTTTCCATTGCTTCATTGCTTTGCAGCAAAGGATTAGCCATGTCAGCCGCTAAACGAGCAGCTAAAGCATCGACAAGCAAAGGATCGTATGAAGTTACGTCAGTTGACATAGCAACATACTTAATTCTAAGTATGTTTGAGTCAAACAAGATTTTGCGAGACTCTATGCGGTATCTTGCATCTTTGTCTTCTAATTCAATTAACCGCAAGAAGTCTGCTGGTAAAATGAACTGGTAAGTAAACTCATATGCCGGCGCAACTGAGTCAAGAGGTAAATTAGCCCGCTTAACTAGACAACTCCAAGTGTGCGATCTAAAGACAGCAGATCTGGTGTCGTCATACAAACGGTTTGCAACAGATGCCGCCTTGTCTGAGTCGTTCAAGGAGTTAATGGGATCAACACCGAGAAGCGTCAATGCCCTGTTTACGATTTCGGTATCTGATGCTGCCATTACAATCTCCTAAGAAAAACGGGAGACCAAGCCTAAGGCCCGATCCCCCGCTAAGCCCCCACACTAATCTTAATCGATTGCGTAGAGCACGTAACCATTCAACGTGGCTGCGTCAGGAATCGTGCCGCCAGTCACAGTTGCTTGAACAACCAGTCCAGTTTTGCTAGACAGTTTGCTTGTGGCAAAAGTGCTAATGGTTCCTGCAGTTGCTACAGACGTGTTGGCCATAAAGGCATCGTCGTCAGCAGAAACAGCCGTATTTGAAAGGTTGGTATAGCCAGTATGGCCAACTTTAATAACGCGAGATGCACCGAATGCCGAACTAGTAACCGCCACGCCAAGAACGCGGAGAGTACCACCGGGCAAGCTGCACAACGTCACGGTATCGCCATCGGCACCTGCGCCAGATTGAGTGAATGAAAAAGCACGAACGCGAACGCGGCCGTGTTCATCACACACGTCATTCATGGTTGCAGGAGTTGTCTGGGTATTAGCGTACTGAGTGCTATTTTGATTTGCCATGACAGTTCTCCTTATTCAGCGCAAATGATTTCGACTACTTTCTCTTCTTCCATACGGGTTGCACCGAAGGAAGCGGAGACGTAGACTTGAGTAGAGTTGCGCTTGTCGCGGCGAGGACCGATGTCAGTCACGATGTCTTGGCCAACGGCCAGGAGCAGACCAGACTGAGCCCAAGCCACACAACGACGATGGCTCGACGCATTGGTGCGAACCAGTTCGGTGCGGACAAACTCAAACCCCATAAACGAATTGATCTCGCCCTGAACCAAAGCACGAACCGTGTTGAAATCGGCGTTAGTTACTTCAGTCGTGCGCAGCAGATCAGTCATCTGCCTAGCAGTCATAGCAATATAACGACGCTCAGTGGGGTCGACTTCGTTTTGGTCGAGAATCTGTTTTGCCCGGCGCAGTTTACCAATAGTTAGACCAGAGTTAGCAGCAGCGCCAGTTTCAACATAGTCAACAGCAACTTGTTGACCAGCAGGGAATGACACAGTGCTTGCACCAGTTTTGCCAGTGTAAACGCTACCAAAAGCAGCATCAAGGATTACCTCGTCCATCTTACGGCCAAGGGCGTAAGCCGCGTTTTGGCTATAAGGAGACGTGGGGTCAATGAGCATACGAATGCGATCAGGACGATCAATCAAGTCAGCCCAATCGAAATCGCGCAAAGAAACGCGACGACGATCATGCGGAACATTGATCAGTGGGGTGTCTTGATGGCGGCCAGTTACCTCTTGAGCAGAAGTTGCGCCGATCCGGTCGTAGAAATCGAACTCAGCATTTTGAGTTTCGGTACGTACGAGCGGGCGCAGACGCGAGCCCTTCTGCTGGACGAGGTGTTCAACGTTGGCACGGTACTGCTGGATAAATGCCGTCGTAATTTGAATGGACATGATGTCCTCCTCATTCAGTTAAAGTTAACTACTTACTTGCTCGCAGAGGCTTCCCAAATGGACCCCCACAGTTCCCTTATGGCTAGGCATTGCCCACGGACCCTTGCGGGTTCCCCGTTAGTAGGATCATACAGCAAAAACCGGAAAAATACACTTAAACTTGTGGCTCGTCAGGATAAGCAAACGAGAACAAGTCTTGCATCTTTTTCACGGCTTCGGCATGACCCGTTGATCCTGGAGTCATATACGCAGTCATGAACTCCTTATCGCGTTGCATCCGGGCAATTTCCTGTCGGGCAGTGTCCGGAGTTAATGTGAAGCTAGTAGTTTGCCCAGGCGATGCCAGGGATTCTTGCATTTGCATTCCAATCTTAGAAAACATCCGAACCATCATCGGATGATCGCCGAGACCTGTTTGATTAAGCCAGTCTTTTAGTTCTTGGCCGCCAAACGTGTCAACAGCTCTAATAGCTAGGTCAACTCGCTCGTCATAGGCTTTACCAAATTCTTTTTTGATTTGGTTTACCCATTCACTTCGTTGAGTTTCCGAACCTTGTTTAAGGGAGTTATGCTGCTCTAGATCGGAAGAGC